AGGCCCCGGCATCGGGAGCGTGCCCGGCGTGCCGGGCGGCACGGGGCCCGGAGGCGCACCCGGAGGCGCTGACGCGGGCGTGGGCGTCGGCCCAGGCGATACCGGCGTGGGCGACGGCACGGGCGGGGTCTACCACAAGGGCGGGATGGTCCGCGACATGCGCCCCGGCATGGACGAGCCGATCACGGCCCAGCAGGGCGAGTTCGTCATCAAGCGGACGGCCGTGAAGCACTACGGCAAGACGCTGCTCGAGGCGATCAACCGCGGGGAAGCCGATGTCAAGGTCACGCGCAAGCCGCTGAAGGACAACCTGACGCGGTGATCGTCGGGCAGACCGAGGACGGCAAGATGGTCCATGACGGGCTGTTCCGTCTCTATGACACCTATGGCCTGCCCTTTGAGGAAATTTTCGCGCATCTGAAGAAGCACGACGGCCTGCCGTGCTGGCTGTCGTTCTACACCGAGGCTCGCCGCGCCGGCTGGACGCACAACCGCGTGCTCGCGCGCCTGGGCGAGAGCCTCAGTGACATTTATGATCCCCATTTTCGGTCAGTCGTGATTGACCGTTTGCAATCGCTGTACGGGAGGGCATGACCGCGCCCGATCCTAAGCACGTTCGCGCGAAGCGGGCGCTCGAGGCCGAGCGATGCCGCCGCGATGCCCATTACTTCCTCTTTGATTCCAAGCTGGTGCAGTCGAAAGACGAGCACGACAAGACGAACCCGGTCAAGCCGTTCCCCGATATCCCCTATCTGCGCGCGGTGCTCGATTGCATGCTCGTCTCCGGTCGCACGAAGTCGCCAGAAGACGCCCGCTATGCGTTGGACGCGGGGATTGAGCTGTCGATGCTGATGCAGATGCACCGCTCCGGCATTCTCTTTATTGAGAAGTCGCGCGACGTGTTCGCCACCAATCTGACGTGTGGATATTTGCTGTGGCGCGCACGCGCCTATGACCACCAGCTTTTGATGGTGCAGTCGAAGAAAGAAGAAGACGCCGCGCAGCTCGTCTACGTGAAAGATCCGCACATCGGGCGGATCAGCTTCATGGAGGACAAGCTGCCAAGCCATCTGCGCATGACGACGTGGCCGAAGTCCGGCGCGTTCGCGCGGCTCTACTTCAACAACGGTTCGCAGATCTGGGGCGTGCCCGAGGGCGGCGACATCATCCGATCGAACCACCCGAGCGTGATCGCGTCGGACGAGTGCGCGTTCCAGCCGGAGTTCGACAGCGCCTATACCGCGTCCCTTCCGGCCGTGCAGGGCGGTGGTCAGTTGATCGCGTTCTCATCGGCTGGGCAAGGCGCGTTCGCGGATATCGTGAACGCGGCGGAGTACGCATGATCCCCGGCCTGTCCGCCAAGGTGGTGCCGGGTGACATCCCCGTGCTGCGCGTGCACTACACCGCCGATCCCGACAAGCGTCCCGGCACGACCGAAGGGGATGCGTGGATGGCGCAGGCGCTCTCCGGGTACGCCGGGGGCGTCAAATCACCGCGCTGGCGACGCGAGATGGAGATCGACTATGGAGCCTTCGGAGGAGCCAAGGCGTTCCCCGAGTGGGATACCTGGCGCCACGGGCCTATTGTGTGCGATCCATTTGTTCCCACTGGATACCAGCTCTACGCAAGCTATGACCACGGCTGGAATAATCCTGCCGCCTTTCATGTGCATGGCATCAATGGGGACGGTGCGATTGTCACCCTGTGGGAATTTTATGCTGATCGAGTCCCCGTGTCTTACATCGCCAAACTGATCCGCGGCCAGGACATCGCGTTGCCCCGTCGTCCCGAGTGCAAGATCGAGCCGCACCGACTGCGCTGGCAAGGCAACCCGTTCGCGGATTCTCTGCGCATCAAGATCGCGGACCCGAGCATGTGGGCCGAAGACCAGCCGATGAAGGACGAGCCCAACAAGTCCATCGCGGATCTGTTCGCGCGGGAAGGCGTGTTCCTCGACCGCGGCGAGCGGGGCGGCGATCAGACGGTCATTTCCTGGCTGCTGGGCACGTTCTGGGCCGATCCCGACAAGCCGCGCTACCGCATCTTCAATACGTGCCCACACCTGATCCGTGAATTGGGGATGCAACGCTACAAGGAAGTCAGCGAACACCAGGCGTTGACGCACGATGCCAGCGAAGTGCTGATCGACAAGAACAATCACGCCTGGGACGGGCTGAAAATGTTCCTGCAACGCTTTCCGCCGTCGCCGACCACCGCCAAACCGCCGGAGAAGCCGGCCACCTTTCTGTGGTGGCGCAAACAGGCGATCAACGCCAAGAAGGGCGAGCCGGTCAGAACGTACCGGAGGGAAATGGCATGACGCCGCGAGAGCGCGCGATGGCGCTGTGGGGGCCGTGCACTTGCGGAAGCCGCGAACCGGACATTGACCACCCGCTGGACTTCCACAGCTATCTGTGTCGGCGTGCGCTGGGCCCGAGCTTTGAGGATGTTGTCAAGGCGATTGAGGACACAGCGGAGAGGTGCGCCCGCGTGCTCGAGCAGGAGATGACCATTCAATACGTCAACGTCTCTGATTTGATTGACCACCTCGCGCAGATGATCCGCGAGCAAGAGGGAGCCCATGGCGCGCAAGCGTAAGGCCGCTGAGAAGCCGAAGGATTCGACGGTGCTCTACGAGCTGTGGCAGCGCCGCTATGGCCGCGCCATCGAGCAGCGCAAGGATTGGGTGACGAAGTACAAGGTGGAGACCTCCGAGCAGTTCTTTCTCGGCGATCAGGGCCATGACGTGGTGTACAACCACACGGCGGCCACCATCAAGACGAACCGCCCGAACCTGTTCTTTCAGACCCCGAAGTTCTTCGTGCGGGCCAAGCCGCGGACCAGCGAGCCGGTGGCCGAGCGCACCGCCTCCATCGGCGAGGGCGTGCTGGAGTCGATAGCCCGGCAGGACGATCACCTGGAGATGGCCGGCAACCTGTCGGTCTTTCAGGCGTTTTTCCGCATGGGCGTGCTCAAGATCTGTTATGACCCGCGGATGGAGCCCAACCCCCGGGCGGGTGAGGTGATCTACCAGGCCAAGGCCGGCGAGCCGGTGGTGGATCAGGCCACGCAAGAGCCGGTCCCCATGATTGACCCGCTGACGGGTGATGCGCTGAAGGAGCCGGCCGAAGTCCTGACCGACGAGCTGTACCGCTGGGCCTGGGTGGACGCGAGCAACATGCTGCTGCCCGACGAAGGCCCCGACCGGACCAAGTGGACGTGGATCGGTGAGGAAGTCGTGGTTCGGCTCGAGGACGCCAAGAACGACCCCCGCTTCAGCGAGAGCGTGCGCAAGGCGCTGGTGGCCAACGCCTCCACGCGCGGGCCGAAGGAGCGCACCTCGGGGAGCAAGCAACCGAAGGAGACCGAGGAGCTACTGCGCTACTGCGAGGTGTACGACATCCGCGCCAAGCGGTGGTACGTCTGGGCGGACGGCCAGGACTTCGAGGAGTTCCTGGTGGACGAGCCGTTCCCATCGTGGATCGACAACGACCCTTACGCGATCCTGGTGCTGGGCGATTTCATCATGGGACCGGACCCCTCGCCCTGGCCGAAGCCGCTGGTCTACGATTGGCTGCCGATCCAGCAGGAGTACAACATCCGGCGCGCCCAGATCAACGAAGGGTGTAAGCGGGCCGCCCGGAAGGGCATCTTCAAAGACGGCGCCTTCGCGGACGAGGACGAGGCGATCAAGGTCATGCAGTCCTCGCGCGACATGGAGTGGGCGAAGGTGCTGGACGTGAACGCGGTCAAGATCCTCGAGACGCCGCCGATGAACATGGACATCTGGCGGGACGTGCCGGCGCTCCAAGCCGACTGGCGGATCATCACCGGCCAGACGGGCGCCCGGCTGTCGGACCCCGACAAGGGCACGGCCACGGAAGCGACGTTCGTGGAGCGGGCGGCCGGGCTGCGGGACGCGGATACGCAGAAGGCCGTGATCCGGTGGATGAGCGAGGCCGGGCGCAAGATGTTCCAGGCGATCAAGGCCACGCTGACCCTTAACATGTGGATCGCCCTGCGCGAGATGAATGACTCGGAGTTTCAGGAGTACGCCAAGCGGGTGTACGGGCTGGACCCCCTGATG